CTATGGAATTTCCTTAACCTTTACAGAAGGATTTAAAACATCATCTTTAGGGGGGATTTCAGGGCTGGCTGGCTGGCTGGCGGAAGGGCGGGCAACCTCAATAACGATATAGCCATAGCCACCAACGGAACCACCAACGGGAGGAGAAGCAGAAGAAGAGGAAGGAAAAGAAGAAGACCCAGAGGAAACGGAAGGATAAGAGGAAGGATAGGAATAGGAAGGAGAGGAACCAGAAACGGAGGAAGGCGAAGAAAACCCAGAGGAACCAGAGGGAGAGGAAGAACCAAAGAAAGAAGGTCTTTTTTCATTCTTTACTTCCTTCTTACTTTCATTTTTGACTTCAGGCTTGGGAATTATCCCACCATGGGCTTTAACATAAGAACCCAGCTGGACGATAGCAAAGAGGGCGACCGCAACAGCAACAAAAAGTATAACAGGAGGCTTGCCCTTAACTCCTTTCATATGTTCCACGAGGGCGGAACGATAAAGGGCAAAGATTTTAGGGTCATACTTAACAATGCCCTTTTTAACAGGAACACCACCGATTATGGTTTTCAAAACTGCCATATTGGAAATGCCAAAGATACGAAGATTTATAAGGCGGAGTTCAATCTCAACAAGGTTTCTTATGGCTTTGTTCATCCTCTGAATGCTTTGGGTGATGATAAAGAAGTCAAGTCCTAAGTGTCTATGATAGTCAAAGAAGAATTTTTGAAGCTGGGTTAATTCTGTGTCCTCGTCAATGATGGACTGGAACTCATCCAGATAAAAGATAACCTTTCTATAGCCCAACTCACCAAAAAGCTTGGGAAGTATAAACCTCTTCCAGTAATCCACATTTAGAACTGTTAAAAAGGCATTCCTGTAATTGCCATCGTAATGCATATTACAAAAGGAAAGGACAGTAGCGAGGAACTCGTCCAAAGTCCAAAGGTTATTAGTCTCTTTCCCAAGATAAAAGGAAAGCTTAGCCCTATCCAAGCCGTCAATGTTAGAGACCACTAAGTTAGTATCCTTTTTTAAGTCCTCAACAATCCTTTTAACTGCATAATAGGATTTGCCCGCCCCTGGAGTTCCTGTTATAAAGACTATAGCCATAGCTTAGACCCTGAAGAAAGGAATAAGGTTAAGGACAAACCTAATGGTTAGGGCGCTTCCCAATATGCCTATAGCCTGAGGAATTCCAGAATTAGCCAAAAACCAGTTATCAATGGTAAGGGAAGCCAGAGGAGATATAGGGATAGACAAAGCAGACAGCAAGGAAAGGACAAAGGAAAAAATGCCCTGAAGGATAAGGACAAAAGAACAGTAAAACATACACATGGCTAAACCCTCCTTATTGGGATATTTTTCCAAAGTTCAAAAATTGACATAGACACCAAAAGGGCAGAGATAAAACCAAAGATGGAAGCAAGACCAACGAAAGAGTAAAAGATTAAGTCACTCAGCCCATCAAAATTAGCATAAAGCATTTGTTCCTTTTCCCTGCAATTATCACGATTAGGGAGGGCATCCTCAAGCGGATCAGTCAAACTAACCACAGAAACCACCTCTTGAGTTATAAGCCAGTTAATGGCAGGGATTAGTTCCTCCTCAGGAGAAATGTCAACCTCAACCTCAACTTCAGGAACAGGCAAAATATCAGGAGAAACATAAGGAGAACAACGAGAAGGCGAAGGAGTAGAAGGGCGGACAATAAAACGGCGAGGGGCAGGCATAGGGAGAGGCTGAACTAAAGTATCAGGGTCAAGCTGAGGGAGAAGGTCAGGAGAAACCTCAACCTGTGGAAAATCTCCCAGAGGAAGAGGAAAAGGATTTAGATAAGGAGAGAGATCACGCAAAGGTAAAGTCCGAGAGATAGTCCGACAGATCTCTCCTTTCTCATAATCTGTTAAATCATCAAAGTTAGGGGGGAAAGGGTCATATTCAGGAACTGAAGGAGAAGAGTTAGGAGGATGGACACGAGGGACATTAGGCCAAGGAAGGGTAATCTCTTTTGGCCAAGTGGCAGGATTTTCAACATCAAACCGACAAACCCGCTGGCATGAACAACTTCCAGTATAGCCTTCTGGAACCCGAGAGTGAAAGCAGTTATCAACTACATAATGAATTTGAACATCACAACTACAAACATAGCAAGGGTCATAAGTATAATGCCATTCCCCACAGTCATACGGAGGGATATAATCGCATCTTGCATCCCTTGTATCCCAATTACGACAAACACTTAAATAATCATCCATTGCTGGATCACAATAACGAGTATTAGAATAAGTAATAGAGTAAGGGAGAGCATAACCAGTTCCATAATAACCAACAGGAGCATGAGCAAAAAAAGGAAGAGGAAAAGCAGCAGAAGCATATTGACGGTAATAACCAGCTAAAACTCCACCCAACCCACCAGGTGGGTCTCCATAAACACCCTGATGAACCATAAGAACATCACCAAAACGAGAAGGATTAAAAGGATCCTCATACCAATGGTAAGGCGACCAGTCAAAGTTAGCAACGATATTATAGCCAACTAAACGACCTCTCTCACATACGGCGTAAATCTCATAGCAGGTAGAACCAGCAACACGCCCCCAAGTGGTTAATAATGGACAAGGCTGTCCAATCTCAGGCAGATTAGAAAGGTCAGGCAAAAGGGAAGGGCTAAAACCATTGGGAATAATAAACCCAACACCAAGCCCTGAATGATTAACACTTTTCCACTGGAAGAACAAAAGGCGACGGAGTAAAAGGGACTGGTTCTCTACGAGATTAACATAACCAAACTCAAAAAGCGGATTAAAAAGCACCCGAAAACCAAGCTTAGTAATCTCAGAAACGGAGGAAAGGAAGCCAGAAAGAAGGCGGTTAAAAAGCCTTGTATTATTAGCAGAGTTCTTTAAATAAAAAAGGTCAGGGTATAACTCTCTCAGGGCGGGAGCTACTACCTCTATGCTTTGCTTGAGTTCTAACTGATGGATAACCAAAGCCCTTAACTTGCTTTGCATATCCATTGCAGGATGAAAGGTAGAATAAGAACGAGGATTTTGGATAAAGTCTATATAAGCATTCTTAGCAGAGGCAAACTCAAAGAGGGCGGACTGATAAGCTTGCTTTTTTATACGGAAATTATCAAGCTTGCCATAATCAACATCAGGAGAATTAGCCCACATCCTTTCCAAAATTTCCAGAGAATTGGAAAGGGAGGAAGACCTTTCATAAAGATAGTTCAAATACTGAACGACGGCGTCATTATCCACTTTAGGCATTTGAAGCTTAGCATCATAAACCACGGAAGCAGAAAAGCCCAGACCAAAGAGAAAGAGGAAGAGAACCCACCGCATAGCTACCTGCGGAAGATGATAAAGTAGCTAAGGATGGTGGCGAAGATAATCCAAGCAGTCTTAAGGGACATCAAAAGCAAACGCATAAGAGGGTGATTTGCTATATCAATGGTGGTATGGATGAAAGGAGGAAGATTAACCTCAATGGGAGGAGGAGGGTTATCTTCAACATTCAAACGGAAGGAGGAAAGAAAAAGGAAAAGGTCAGTATTTTTAGCAGAGTTTATAAAGTCATTCAGAACTTGAGAGATTGAAGGACAGGAACAGGAAGAGGAACAATAAGAGTCATCAACTATAAAAACGGAATTCCTTTCTCTACAAACGCACGCCCGACCCTGTCCAGTGTTCTCAAACTGACAGGTTAAGGCAAGGGCTGAATAGGAAGAAAGGAGGAAAAGGAGGAAAACAATAACCGCTTTCATTTTGCAGACCTCTTAAGGGCTTTACCTAACAAAATAGCGGAAAAGGTTCCAAGAACGGTGGAAAGACCCAAGACCATCTTCAAGAAGTCCGATTTAAATTCATGGATGGTTTGGTTCAATTGGTTAAGGGCATTCACATACTCCAGACATTCACACTGAGACTGAGCAAAGGCAAAGGCTAACAGACTAAAAAACAAACCTAAGAACCGCATAAGCACCTCCCAGAAGACCAAAAGCAAAAGAGGAACCTATAAAGACCTTCAAAAAGCCTTCCTTTACACCCTGAAAGGTATCTATAAGGTAATAAACGGACTGGCAAGCACGCCCTGAACCAGAACCTGAACCAGAACCTGAACCAGAACCTGAACCGCCAAAATCAGGAATATAATCAAGGAAGCAAGAAAAGGAAGAACAGGAGAAAGAAGGATTATCCTCAGAGGAAGAAGAGGAAAAACAATCAATAACACCAGAGTCAGAAACCCGACAATTTAAAAAGACATCCTCACAAAAGGCAAACATCGCAGAACAATCAAAGAATGCATATTCAAAGTCAGGGTCTGAAGGGTCATACACAAATTCCACACGGACATTCTCCCCATATACATTAATGCAAACACAACCCATATCAGTATAAGGAGGAGAAGGCTGAAAAGTAGCAGGATAACAACAAGTGCGAGAAAAGGCGGGCAAGGAACCCGCCAGAACTACCAAGAGAAAAAGAAGAACAGAAAGGTGTGGCATTATGCCCTGTTCAATGCCTTCTTGATTACCTTGTAGGTGAGGAAGAATATGAGGATGGAAGCAACCGCAGAGAGAAGCCCCTGAATACCAGCTACGAGACTATTTACGGCATCCATAGCATCATCAAGAATTCCAGCATGGGCAAAGCCAGAGAAGGCAAGCAAAGACAAACCAGAAACAACGGCTAAGTTAAAAAGCTTTCTCATGATGGCACCTCCTTTAGGGATTTTTGGGTTTGGGACTGATTGATTGATTGGTTTAATTGATTGGTTAATTGGCTTTCATAGTGTTTAAGGACAACATCATAAACGGAATGCCAATAATAACTGTCCTCTTTACCCTTAGACCAGTCTATAGGGAACGGAAGCCTTTCCACCTCATCCAAGAAGGCAAGAACAACCTTTTTAATGTGGGCTTTATCATCTTTGAAGAGGGAAAGGAAGGCGTAGGGTGAGGAGTAGTATTTGAAGAAGTCCCTAATCTTTTTCTTTGCCATGGTTTCCACCTCATAACTTTTTTAAAATCCATATGGGAATGGTAAGCACCCAGATAAAGAAAAAAACACCAGTGAAGAAGGGCACACTCCCAACGAAAGCAGAACTAAAGGCAGAAACTATATCAGCCACTATATCCATCACTTAGTCCCTTTCTTATCATCCACCACGGGAATAGGAGAAGAGAAATCCTCAAAGGCAGAAAAGCCACCCACCGATGGGAAGGTATCACCTAAGGAAATGGTAAGCCCAGAAATGGGAACATCAATAACAAGCCCTGGAGAGATTGGAAGGTTAGCGGGTGCGGAGACCACCAGAAACAAAGGGAACTCTGGCTTGTCATTCCTTAACCTTCCATAAAGCTGGTAGATGGCACCCTGACGACCATTCTTTTCCCAAGTTCTCCTTTTTTCCACAAGGAGAACCTGAAGCTTGAGAGGAGAACCAAAGGTTTCCATATTGCACCCCCTGTTAAGGATTTCATTATTTAATGTAAGGGATGGGAAAAAGGGAAGAAAAAACCCAAGCTTTTTAAGTTTAAGGATAAGTGGAGAATAGGTAAAAGTTAGGTAAATAAAAAAGGTTAAAGTGGGAAGTGTTTTTAACTTAATGCTAAGATTTAGGAATACATATTCCTAAAGGTTTTAAACAAGGTTTAGGATTACATATTCCTAAAGACCTTAGACAGGGAGAGAAGAAAGCTATCCTTTTCTAAAGACCCGCAATTATAAAAGCACCTGTAAAACTCAGGAAAGGCTATACCCAGAGGCTTGTAATAAGCCCTGTAGAGGGCGGAGATAGGGACAAAGCCATAGAGGGAAGCTTGGGAAGTCTGAAGGGCAACCCTCTTTAGAAGCCTTGACATAAAGAACAGGCGAACCCTGAAATACCACATAAGGAGGGTGGAAAGGCGAACCCGAACCTGTCCGTCCGAGGAAATGGAAAAAGACCAATATTTATGGTGGGACTTTACCAGATATTTTAGAAGGTAAGCTTTTATCTTCTCTGTATCCCTTCCTATAAACTGGACATCCACACCCTGAAAGGCGGAGAGGCTTTTTCCTGTCCTTGTATCCTTCCACCATTTATGAATTTGTTCCACCTTGACAAAGGGAAAGGAAACGAGAAGGTGAATGTGAGGGTAATCATCTTGGTGAGGTTCAGGAACGGCAAAATAAAGGAACTGTTCTATTCCATATTTCTTTTTTAGATAGACACGGAAACGGCGCAGGAAATCAGAAAGCCAAGTTCCAATATAAGCCCACGCATCTTGTATAGATATTTCCCTACTTAAGGTTAAGGTGATAAGAACCCAGTTAAGCTTTGGGATTTCCAAATGCTTTAGCCAAGCATAGTGATCTCTACGGAAATAGCGAAGCTTTGGCATACTTACGGTAGCCTTTCCAGAGGAGAAGAAAACAGGAAGGCGGTTAAGCTTTTGGAGATACCAGAGGACATATAACTTTGCAAGTTCAATAGCATTATGGGAATTTCTCATATCACGACCACCTTCCCAGTCCGAGAGGACATCCAGAAGGTCAGGGTTTAGTTCATTAATGTTATAGGTGATGTAATCCAC